AGAATTAAGAAAATAGTCGTGGCCCACAGAGACATCGAAAGACACGCCAAGAGCATCGCTAAGAAGAGTCGGAATAGCTCCTGTGGAGCTAATCCCTGTTTTATCGTCAAGTATCTTAATCGAAGCCATAATTGCATTATAGATAGCTTTTTCTTGGCAAAATTTCTCGGTGCTGTCCAGTAGCCACTTAATTTCTGTATTGTCAACTTGTAGATCCTCAATCAATCGTTTAGAGTCTTTGAACACAGACTCTGACATACCATCTTTATTATTCAACTCAAGGAATAGCACTTCCTTGGTAGGAGTGCTATTGTACTTGTTTACGTACTCATTAATTAAATTGTAGATTGTTTTATCGTGTTGTGTTTGAAAGTACTCTTCCTTGAGAAAGGGAAGAGTCTTCCGTGCAAAAGCTTCATTAAATATCAAGTGTGAGAGGATTGTCTTCTCAATCATTATAAACTTTCTTTATGCAGCTTTCCTATAAAACCTTTTTGCATCATACTCAAGGTACCCATCGGGCATAGGATGTAATTGTTTTGTATCAAACTCATATAGATGAGGAACCATTTCAAGCTTAACATATACAATGGTAAGTTCAAGTGTGACTTCTATCTTATGAAAGATTTCTTGGAAAGTCAAGCTATTAGTATCGATCATTTTTGGTACCTCTTAAAAAATAAATGAAAACGATATCATAATCTATTTTACATACTCTAGATATTTCGTAATGATCAACCGACCAAACTTATAGAATATATAAGGCTTGCCACTATTATACACAAATACTCTAAAATAAAATTTGCGGATCTCCTTTGGTGGCTTGCGCCACTTGAAGACCCATTCTTTAGTCTTCCATCGGCCTGTTTTTGTCATCGTAACTCACTATGCTATTATGAATCTCCATATAGCCAGAATCCATTCCAACTATATACGCATCCATATCAAACCCAAATGTATTGTATATAACGTGTCTGTATGATCCATTATCTACGAGATCACCTTTATGTATGCGCTTAGTTACAATGTAAAATGCTTTAAGCTTATCTTCATATGTTAATGCATCCCAATAGGATTCTGCATCTATATCATATTGTTCACGAGCCTGGTTGTATATTACAGTCAACTTATCAAGTTCGTCAAATAAATTATTGTCGCTCATATGGCCTCATTTTATAATACAAATATATTCTTTGTCACCAATTTGGTAACGTACATATGATTTAGGATTAATCTCACCAGTGCAAGGTGCTTGTTCAGTTTTAATAACCCTTCTGATATTAGGTCTGATTCCTATGTAGATGCCTTTTCCTTGAGAATCATCTACCACCTGACAAGTTTCATATCTAACCCAAGAATTACCGGTCCAATCTACAGCCATATAATAACAAGCTGACATTGTGTTCCCTATTTTTGATACATCAATATAACATACCAAAAATAGGGATATTCAATTCACAATGTTATTTATTCTACTTCTTCTACTTCTAAAGGTCCACCGAACCGAAGTTCTGTATCAATATTTTCCCAACCAAGCTCATCCAGATCAATATACCCATTCTCTTCAGCAAAAAGGTCTACCTCTTCTTCAAGTACTTTAACACCGTCAAGATTAGTTTCGCTGGAGTAATCATAGTCTTCCCAAACTCCATCATCCAAATCTTGATCTATCAAGTCAAAATCATAGATGTTAATACCTTCACTCTCATTGTAGTTAGAAAGATCTGGCTTTTCTTTTAGCGTAGCCCAACCCCAGCGCCACCCAGTTGTATGAGTTAATGTGACGCCATTTCTAGTCCAAACTTCAATCTGAAGGACATTTTTCTTTTCTAAGGTGCTAATTTTAAATTTCATCTTCTTCGTCCCCATGAACGAGTGAACCAGTTGCAAGAGTGTACTTGTTCTTAATCCAATCAGCAAAGTCTGTTTCAGTTAGGATCTGCTTCCAGATCTTACCATTGTCTTCAATGTCTGCTGATCTCATCTTATTACCAGATACCTCACCAGTAGTACGATCAACAAGCTGATACCAACCATTGGAAGGCTTGACGACATAGCCACCCTCAATGGCCAAATCCAAGAGTCCGGACCATTTCTTGATCCCACCTTCATAGGAGACTGTAATAGGAATCTTAGACTTTTCTTTGACATAACGTGACTTCTCTACATTGATAATAAAGTGGTAACCATTGATACCATCGGAGTCCTTATCCTGCTGACGACCAAGGATCCAGATTGTATCTGCTGAGTAATAAATCCCAGTACCACCACCAATGATATCCTTAGGATACAACCCAATTTCTTTGTACGTATGGTTGACAGCAATTAAAGGAATATCCTTCAACGTCAGATGCGGTGTTACCATACGGAACAACGACTTCAACGACTTTGCACGAGACATATCAGCAACAGACTTTTCATTGGCAGCATCTTCTACTTCCTTTTTGGAAGCAAGGTTACCAACAGAGTCAATTACCATAACAACTTTTTCATTACGAGCAATCTCATTGAGCTGCTTCATAATATCAAACTTCAATTCTTCGATGTCAGTAATTGGAGTATGAATCACTCGAGCCATGTCAATGCCAAACGAGGTAAAGTATGCCTGAGGCGTACCAAACTCTGAGTCATAGAATAAAAGAACACTATCTGGATACTGCTTCATATATGCAGCTGCCATAAGGAGAGAAAAGGCAGACTTGAAGTGCTTCGATGGACCTGCCAGTACTGTTAGTCCTGGAGTCAATCCACCGTCGACGCTACCTGATAGTGCTACGTTCACCATTGGAACGCTAGTTGTAATCATGTCCTTCTTATTGTAAATCTTTGATTCAGTAAGAAGGGATGTGTCGTTAATAGTTGAGTTCTTAATAAGGCGTTGAATAAGAGACATATTAATTCCTTGTGTGTCAATTTGATCTTAAGATAGTATCAAGCTTTTCTATAAATTCGTCAATCTTTTTTACGCGATCTGGCCAAACAATGTTTGGCTTTTCAGGATTCTTTTTAAGATTATTCAGTAATGGAATGATTGCATTGTATATTGCTTGAGCTTTTGCATTAGCTTGGTTAGAGGAGTTTGATAGTTGATTGATAACTTCAGTATGATCATCAGTGAAGTCAATGCCAAAGTCCACGTCATTGTTAAGGTTCATTACATTTTTAGCCATTTAGTACTCCTATACCCAGAATGCATCAAGACTGGCTCTCTTCTCAACTTGCCAGCCAATAACATCCAGAATTGTTTTAATTGGTTCAACAAAAGCTTTCTCAAATTGTGTTGTATGATCGACATACTGATCTAGTCCTAGCTGCTTAGGCAAACCACTTGGGCTTGCAAATACATTCTCTCTAATAGGATTGGGCAGCTTCATATAACAGAACTTGATCTTATCACCATCCTGAATCATTGGAAACCTTTGGTCTAGCTTCTTTTCCTTGAGGGTTGCATTATACAACAATGCACCTCTGACGTGAATGGGCAATCCCTTGTCACCTAGCTTGTAAGGAACTCTGCGTAGTGAACCATCAGGATTCTTAATGAAGTGCGACAGCTTACATCCACGAGGAGATGCTACATCTTCAAAAGGAAGAGCGAAGAATTCTTTTCTGAACTTCTCAATGAAGTTAATTGTTGCCTCTTCATTCTCGTTCATGATTACATTCAAACACTTCTTAATGTTAGTACGACATGCCTGAGGTGTAGAAGAACGAACAGCTTCGATACCCATCATCTTCAACTTAGGTTCTGCATACTGAACACCTTCATTATTCCATACGTTAAGGATGTAATGTTTCTTTGCAGTCCAGATTCCTTTGTTAGCGATTGCTTCTCGCTTCATTTTCATTTTCTGTTGATAGGCATTAACATATTCAGCAAGGTTTCCATAACACTTATCGATAAACGGTTCAAGTCGATCTTCACAGACCTTATCAAGGAAGGTGACGACATCTGCTGTTGGTTTATCCTCAAGACCGCATTGAGCGACCAAAGAGTCAAGCGTAATATACATAGAGTCCGTATCGCATGCAATGACATAATCGACATCCTTTGTTTTAAATAATCTGTTCAAGTAAATGTTAATGTCACGCTCAATCCACTTAATTGAAAGCTGTCCTGAAAGAGTAATAGATTCAGCCAGCTTAGGATCAAACCAACGAAAGTATGCGTTTGACAAAGCACCGTATGCTGAGTTCAGCTGAATCTTCTTTGCAAGCTGCATGTTATGATTCTGTGCAATTGATTTCTCATTATCGTATGAGGGATTCAATTCTTGAGCCTTCTTTGCCTCGATCATCTTTTTCTTATAGACAACACGATCATCATACATCTTCTGCATCAGCTTAGGAAGGAACCCTTGATAGTCCTTATCAAACATACAACCAGAAGCAGCCACGGTGATGTTTTGTGATACCATCTGATTACGAATTGAAGGCTCGTTGAGGTAACCATCAAGGATTTTTGCAACACCAGCATCACCATCAATTGCGGAGATGTGGCCAACATATGTCTCTGGTGAGATGTTATATTGCATAATCAAATGAGGATAAAGAGAATTCAAGTCGAATGATACAACCCACTTGTGCATCCCAACCTTAGGATCCTTGACGAATGCTCCAATGATCTGACGTTCCTTGGTACCAACCTTGACATGAGGAACTACGATCTTTTGTGAAAGAAGATAGTTGTGGATGATCACATCCCACATTCGCACAGACGTGAAAGCATCCTGATAGTTGACTTTACCATCGTATGCAATTGCAAACACCTGCTCAATAAACTTTAGCTTGTCGTCTAGCTTGCCAACAAGATCAACGTCCTTGATGTTATACTCGATAAACTTCTGATAGTCGTTCTTATACAAACCAAACAACGAATCGTATTCAGAGTAGTCCATCTTGCGTTCACCAAGCTCGATGTTAGCAATATGATCGAGTCGATAAGACTCCTGCATTGTAAACGAGAACTTCTTATACAACTGCAGATAGTCAAGAGTAGAAATACCAACAGGTACGAACACCTGATGATCTTGGCCAGCTTTTGTAATTGTTCTCTCTTCAAGCATTTCCCATGGAGAAAGTTTCTTAGCCATGTTCTTGCCAAGGATTCTTTCAATACGGTTTACGGTGTAAGGAATATCGAATGTCTCAATGTTCCATCCAGTAACCAGATCTGGAGCAAACGACTTTGAACGCCACACATCAAGGAACTTCAGTAGTAGCTCGGTTTCATCCTTACACTTCAAATACTTTACGTTGGGTTGAATTGCAGGATCCAACTTAGTCAAATCAAACTCGCCACAACCAAGAACAACATAGACATCATTCTTCTTCATTGTGATTGCAGTGATCTCTTTGTCTGCAGTCTGGATGTCAGGGAATCCCTGGTCAGCTGCAACCTCGATATCAATATTGACAGTCGAGATCAGCTTTGGA